TGGCACACCCTATTTCCACGGGCACAACCTATGGAAAACTGAAGGAACGTGCGCCGGGTCAGGAGGGGCCTTCAGCTACGTCAGGGTGTACAAAGCGCCTGATTGTCAAGTTATCCTCTGCGTACCGGCTCAGGGGCAGTACAGCACATCTGACCCCACCCAGCTCAAGAGGGAAGGAGTGCTCCCGAGAACACCACTCCGGGTCAACGGGGCGAATATCCATGCCAAACCGATTGCTGGAGAAACCACTAAGTTTTCCTATTATGATGATCACCACAGGAAAATTGCGACTTGCCCCGCTAACATCATCACTTCATCAGCCGAGCGCCTAGCTCTGGCCCATGATGATAGGTACGAACAGCATGTCACCAACTTTGTCCACGCTAGGCTGAGCGCTGAAAATAGAGAGTTGCTCACTCACATAGCCATCATCCGCGCCCACGTGTCTTACCTAGCTGATGAGAGAGTCTTGGCGTTACGTGAAGAGAGGGGCGTTATCACATCAGCCGATCTCGAGGGACAAAGGAGATGGCTCGGCTTGAGGGTCCGCACACGCCGATTCCTCCGTAACATCTGGAGCCAGCCTTGGAGGACATCCCTCGCCTGGGTAGACAAGTGGCTTAGTACAGTCACCTTCGGTAGGGCCATTACCGTACCTGGATATGAAATCCATGCCAACATCGAGAATGCCACGGAAGTCACCCAGGCCTTGGCTGATCGCTTTCGAGGCCGCCCCCCGCCAGATAATGCCGGCGCTGACGGAGGGGCTGACGACGGTGCCGCTCAAGAACCGGCAGAACGTCCTGGCGAGCATGGAGACGCGCGTGCTCAACCCCGTCCCCTCGCCGAACCCTTCAATCTCAGGCCAGACGCACCCGAGTTTTTGCCTCGCGCTGCCGAACGAGTTCAACCACCCCTGGTCGATGGACCGAATCCAGGAAACAATCCTGAGGATGAGGGGCGGGAGAGGGGAGGACAACGCGCAGGTGGAGTTCGAGATGATGGCGAGAATGCCAACGACCGCAGAGCTGAATGCTTGGACCATCCGTGCGAAGAACATTATGAAGATGGAACACCGGGACCTGTACTTGATTGCGCCGGCTTCATGCGATTTGAAAGATTTCCGCAATATCTCGCCGCGCTACCTCCCGATGCACTGCACGGAAATGCATTTGGCTTCTCAGCTGCCGAGGAACCCCATCGAAGAGGGCAATTCAACTTTTTCTACCATGAATTTGCCTATCAGACCACTGTACGCCTCGGAACATTCGTGCCCCGTCGGGAGCACCTCCTGCTCACAGTGCAGCTACTCGCTGCTCTCGCGGGTGTCAGACCAAATGAGGTTCCAGAGGCCGTCCGATGGGCCTTGCGAGTTGCGGCAGGTGACGACGCCGCTCAACTCGGGGTGGACCCCTTTAACCGAATGCGCGTCCGCCTTCTTCGATACGCACCTCAGGCAGGAGCTGCAGACAACAGATGGGCAGCCTATACTCCCGTTACCATTCGAGGAGTGGGTTATGCGGTACCCCGCCGGCCGGCAGGAAGAATTGAGATCGGCCAGGATGGAATCCGAACACTTGTGGGGCCTGGTCAAGAAGGACGCGCTGGTCAAGTGTTTCCTCAAGAACGAGGTCAGCCAGAAAATGGTAGACCCGCGCAACATCTCCCCCAGGTCAGACCACTTCCTGTCCATAATAGGCCCGTACATCAGCGCAATAGAGCACGCGCTGGTCCACCCCAGAACGCTGCTGAGGGACACAACCTCAGAGAGCGTGGAAGACAGCAGAGGGCAGACGAGGCGCACTGGCGCGTCTTGGCTCGTCAAAGGGCTGGACACCAACGCCAAGCCCGACGTGATCAATAACAGGCTTGGTCACTTCGCCAGTTACATCGAGACAGACTATACGCGGTTTGACCGTCATATGAGTCAGCAAATTCTTGAGCAGGTGCAAGACCTGTGTCTCGGTGTGGCGTTCCCCGGCCCCGACCACCCCCTGTTTTGGAAGGCTCTGACCTTGGCAAGGACACAAGATGGAGTAAGTTCTTACGGTCTGAAGTATGAAGTGAGCGGCACAAGGTGTTCTGGAGACGCACATACCTCCATCGGTAATGGCATCGTCAACAGGTTCAATACCTGGTTCGCACTCAATCCTCTGCCTGAGGGTGCCTGGGAGTCCGTTCATGAGGGCGACGACGGTATAATAGGAGTTGCTAAGGGGTTCGAAGATCAGGTCATGGCAAACCTTGCAGTGCTCAATTGTCTCGGATTCACAGTCAAGATTGACAGAAGACCCACGATGGACTCCGTGTCTTTCTGCGGTAGGCACTTGTACTATGATGCCAGCCAACTCAAAGACCACGCTGATCTCCTCCGAGCGCTTGACAAATTTCATACATCCGTCAGCAACGTGAAGGCCATACCGCTCATTTACGCCAAGGCCTGCAGTTATTACCATACCGACGCTGCCACGCCAGTTCTGGGCCCGCTTTGCCACCATCTCATCCGCCTCACTGAACCGCTTTTGAGTTTTTCTCAACGAAAGCGCGCTCTTCATGCCGTCAAGAGGGAGAGGTTTGTGCTCAGTGAATCGGAACTTCTTGTCAACTCAAAAAGACCGCTTGTTGACATCCCGTCCGCTGCCCGAGTGTCGGTCGTGCTGAGATCTGGCATTGATATAGCCCACCAGCACTTCCTTGAGGACTCCTACAAGAGGTTCGCCGATGGTGAGAACCTCACTATCCCACCCATCCCGAGAGAGTGGTTGGTTAGGACCGACGGTTATGTGTATGGCAACATACCTGATTGGGTTCGTAGGTAGATTATGACCCCTACCCTGGAGGGCAATGATAAACGGGGAAAGTACTGCTTGGACTCATAAAAGCCGTTACTCCCAGCTCACGGGACAGTGATATGTGAGTCGTACTGCTTGGACGTATAAAAGCAACGTTAGGTAAGTTACTCCGCCGAAAGGCAATCCGGTACGACGTACGGAACATAGGAGGAC